GCTTCATCAAAGAATGGTGTTGGTTCAAAATCACCATTTGTTATTTTATCTAATAGCCTTGCTTTATAAGGTAAACACTTATGGGATCTAAACCTCCTCCACCAATAAAATGGTAATGCTCTTCTTCCTGTTGGTTTTTTAGGTACTCTCATTTAACTCCTAGGTATTTTTTATATTTGCTATCCATTTTATCGTAATATTTTGTATTCTTCATACTTTTATGTGCATAATATATGTCCTTTTTATCATTTATCAAAACCATAAAGCAAGGAGCCAATGATCTAGCATTAAATCCATCCACTTCTAAATTATCATTAGGATTTATACATAATGCCTTCCAATTATTTAAATCTAATGTTTTTAATGTAGTATTTAAAAATTTTTGGTAACGTTTTGTTTCTCTTTCATCTAATTCGTCATTTTGTATAAAAACTGCTGAATTCTTTCCAGACTCAACAAAATTATGCATACAAACTATAAAATCATTATCATTACTTAAAGTATCTATGTAAATTTGATCAGATTCACGTTCTTTTTTAGCAAAAGGACAAGTAGGCATACCATTATATTCATCTCTTGGTACTTCTAATACATTTTCAATATAGTCTATAACTTTATTTATCATGTTTGCAATTCTTCTTATGATTAAATAATCCTCCACATTTACATTTAACATAATAAATAACAGGTCCAAATATTGGAATAGATGCTGCTATTGTAAATACATTTGGGTGCCAGTGTTCACCACAAAATCCTAATGCATGTTTTATAAATTCTATCATAATTCTCTTTTTTCTCCGTGTATTACTTTTACAGTTGGAAATCTTAATGAAATGCCACCTTCTTGGTTATTTGTTTCCTCAAAATATTGAACAGTTATTATTTTACCAACAATAGATCCATCCATATATTCTAAACGTTGTTCTTGAGTAAACCCACTACCAACTTTTACTATGTAACCTTTATGCTCAATCCATACTTGTGATAGCATTGTCATTGATACTGACTTACCATCTCTAACTACTTCATGTTGATCAACATCCCAACCTAATACTTCATACTCAGCATCATGGAATTTCTTTACCTTAACCAAGTTTTTAGTACGCTTACCTTCATAACCACAATTCTTACGTAACATTAATCCTTCCCAATTATCTTTACATTCAATATTTCTCCAATATTCAAAATGATCTTCACCTGTAATTAATGTTTGATCTGTAAAACGCAAAATATCATTTTTACTTTCTATCATTGGATTATCTAAATTTTTTCTAATCCAAGACCTACATTTAAGCAAACGTGTTTTTAATGGCTCTGTACCTTTACTATTATCAAAATCATCATTTCTTAACATATCAAATACCATATATGCTGGGGTTTTAATTTGATGATCTTTACGTCTTAATTGCTTCATTACACCTTGAAAATCTTCATTACCATCTTCATCAACTAAACAAATCTCACCATCAAATGTAGTACTAATAATCCCAGTTGCTTCAATAGCTTCTTTAACTTTATTTAAGGTAGTAAATTCTTTACCTGTTCTACTAAATAATGAGCAGTTACCCTCATTATCAACTCTAGCTATACACCTAACCCCATCTAATTTTCTAGAAACATACCACTCATCACTCCAATCACACTTACCTTCATAATTTTGTGCTAATGCTACTTTAAATGTAGGTATAAGACCTGGTACGGCTTTATTAATAATAGAATCACCACATCTAATTTTAAGATCTTTATCTATAATATCATAAATTAAATCCCAATCAATATTTTTAGTAGCAAATCTATTAACCAATTCAATTGCAGCATGACCTGTAACTTCTCTATTAGTTAATTTATCTAGCAACTCAAATAATGTATGATCAGTGTAGCTAACTTTATCACTATTCTTCTTACAAGTTTTACTTGTAACATGATATTGTTTGTAAGGATTATAAGTATACTCAAGTACACCATGTATCCACTCAGATTGCTCTTTAATTATAGCAATTTTTTCCAAGCTACTACTTGTAGCTCTCATTTTTTCAATAAATATTTTTAATTCTGTCATAACCTTTATTTAATTAATATTAGACTTGCACCTCATTTATACGTGAATATACGAACAATATCTCAGGTATCCAAATTTTTACTAATATATCTTCATATTTTTAATTTCATCCATTATGCGTTTAACTAATGCACTAGTGCTTGTTATATTGCGTCTATTTTCGTTTATTTGCTTAGTCAAATTATTAACATGGTCTGTTTTAACAGCGGAGTATTGCTTCCAATCTAACCAAAAACCAATAGCAACTAAAACATTCATACCAAGCGAAGCGAAAAGGATTTTTACGTCATCATAAAATTCCATATTCATCGAAAGATGAAAGTGACCTATCATCCAAAATGGTATGGCTAGCTGTTGACTTATCCAAATTAATACAAATTTAATAAATTTCATCTTCATCATTTAAATTACGAAAGCGTTTTACTATTTTTTTACTACGTTTCTTCTCCTCCGCTTCCAAAGGAAACCCACAACTATCACAAGTATAATATCCAGTATCCAAATCCATACTAAATTTATTACTACCACAATTCAAGCAAGGATGAAACGGATTCATTTCATCATCAAACTCATCATACTTTATCTTCATCTTTACTTATAATTTCTACATCATGAATAGTTTCACACATTAGAAAATGTGTTTGTGTTCTTAGGACGTGGTCACAACCCAAGTAATCTCTCCATGCTTGAAGTAGCTCCATATTTAATTTATTGGTTCCCTTTTGAGCAAATACATGCGTAGGCGTCTCTCGCTTAACAACATAGGCTTGGTCATTTACATATTTTAAGTAATCGGTTATCATTGTATATACGTATTAACTGGATATTAGTTGTAGAAAAGCTTTTTAGCTTCTCTTACCACGTTTTGTTTTATACTCATTTATAAATGTTTTTCCATCTTTAGCTTTTTTTTCTGCTACAATTTGTCTATAGATTGGACTTGACCATTCACAACCTCTATATTCTCGCTTTTTCATATGCTTCTTCTAATGTTATGCCTTCACTTTCGGGTCTAAATCCAACTACAATTCCATCTTTAACATAAAATTCGTCTTTAGATGACTCAAACCAACAATTATCATGGTATTGAGCCCACCACCCATTTTCTAGTAAGTATTGTCTTTTATTAACTACCAATGTCCTCTACCGCTTTTTATCATACATTCTATTCTAATTCTTTCGATTTCAACCCAATAAGCATTCCACTTTTTAAGTCTTTTTATAATTTTTTTTATCATTTCCATAATACTTGTATACAAACTAATAATAATGCTAATACTAAACTAACTAACGTTTTAGGTGTTATACCTTCGTTGAAATGAAATCCAAGAAATATTGCATATATAATCATACCTATTCCAAATCCAATAAATCTAGCAGGCCATAATAAACCTCCTACTCCAGATACAGTATATTTTGTTCCCCAAATATAAAAAAACGACAACACCATACCACAAGCTGCTACTATAATTTCATTTTTTCTAAACCAATCTGTTGATTTTAGAAATTGCCCGTTTAATTGATAAAATGTTAAAATATGAGCTATAAGAAACGCTCCACTTCCAATTAATAAATCTGTTATTTTAATCATTATTTTTATTTTTACCCTTAAAATATTCTTTTAAAAAACCATATATAAAATTTGCTAATGCAAATGGCCACAATAAAGCACAAACAAACCTTTCGTGATTATTCATTCGTTCTACTTTTAAATAGTCAATTGAAGCGTCCACTAACATAGTGAAGACGCATCCAATTAACAAATAAGATATTATACTCATATTATATCATGTTTATAGGCTCATCAAATAACCAATTCACCTTATTTTTACTATTTAGATTAAAAAACAACTTATTACCATTTCCACCTCTACGATTTTTACTAAAATGAAAAAATCTACCTCCATCACTATCAAATTTCAAATGACCCATTGCTGTTGTCATATGCTTTATTTTATTTGATCCAACAAAACCTCCGCTTTTAGTAACTTGTTGTATTATCAAAAATGTAGTATTAACATTTCCAAAATTATTAGCTTGATTATGTTCATCAAGTAATTGAAGTATTCTGTTAGTATTTGATTTAACTGAACCCCCAAAATGATCAACATAACTATCACTTATTTCTGCTAATGAATCTATTAATACACAATCATATCCTTCTTTAAGTGCTGTTCTTAATACTACATCAGGATTTACTTCAGCATAATCACCCATAAATAATATATCTAAATCACCAAATTTTGGAAATCTACGAACATATCCTACCATATCGATAGCATTCATTTCTCCACTTATAAACAAACATTTTTTACCCTTCATTTGAAGATCACCTAATATATCTAACAATACTGTTGTTTTACCAACACCAGGATCACCAGTAACAACAACATTTGTACCAGGCATAACTCCACCTTCAGCACTAAAAAATGCATCAACTTTAGTTCCTGTAACCATTGGTTCAAATAATTTTTTATCAAAATTTAAATCATTCATTTTAACGGTTTTCACGTTCATCTTTAATGTTGGTGTTTCAACTACCTTACTTGGACGACCTCTTTTAACTTCTTTTAACATAACCTTTATTTATTTAATTAATATTTGGGCTCGCACCCCATTTACCTTGTAAATATACGAACAATATCTGCGGTAGCCTAATATTTTCGCATATGTTTTTATTTTTTTTTACGATTGTTAATGAATAAATACACTAAATATATAAAAATAATTATTTTACCTATGTTTATGTGTGATAGTGTATCCATATCTCTTTATTTACAGGGTAAATATACGAACAATATCTCGCTTCTCCTAATTTTTTTGCATAGAAAAAAAAAAGGCGTCAATTTCTTGACGCCTCTTTTGATTCTTTATAAGAAATGTTTAGTTCTTATCTGTAAAGAATGATGCAACTAATACTAGTACTACTAATCCAACAAAACCAGCATCACCTAATGATGTGATTATTGTAGTTAAATTAGCAATTACATCCATACCGAATACTAATCCTCCAGTAAGTACTTGCCATAGGATAGTTAAAGGCAATACTGCCATTAAAAGACTACCTAATCCGCTTAAAAAACCCTTTACTTTTGAAATTACATTTTCCATGTCTAATTGTTTTTAGTTATTAAAATTTTAAACCTACACCTAACATCATGTTAGTTGTTTTTTCACCAACGTTGTAAACAACTTTAGGATCAACAAATACATTCTTGTGGAATGTAAACATTTTACCTAGACCTAGACTGAAATTATCAGTATCTAGACTTGGAGCTGAAGCATATGCATATAAATCATGACCACCTAGTGTCATAAAATATCTTGCATGTACATCTAATTCCATATTGGATGATGAATCTGCTTGTGATACGTTTAAACCTATCATAAGTTTGTCAGATATACCATATCCAATAGTTGGGCTAATAGACCATTCAGTCCAAGCCACATTAGCAATATCGCCAGTACCTACGTACCAGTCTCCTTTCGCGTTTTGCGCGATAGCTCCAGCTGTAATAAACAGACCCAAAGCTAGTGTTAAAATCATTTTTTTCATTTTTTTGATTTTGGTTAATAATTATTTTTATTGTGTTGAAAACGTAGTGGCCAACTACTTAAGATAACTTATATTGTGACCATACATTTTCTAACAATGTTAAGCCCCCAATATAATATGTTTGACCGTGTTATCCAACCTATAGTGAGTAAAGATTGGTTCTTTTAGATGGATTTTATGAATCCATTTTGTCTGAGATATAGTTTTCGAAATCTTCAACGTAGTCGTCCATTTCATAATCATCATATCCGCTTCTTCTAGCACCTCCTGCTTCGAAGTCTCTTTTAAGTGATTCCATATAAGCATCCAATGCTGTATCTTCTTGATCACCTCTTTGTAAATCGTCTTGAATGAATTTTCTAATTACATTAAAATCCATTTCTTTGGCTTCATTTAAAAACTTAGCCCATTTCGCTTCATAACCCTGTTCCATAATATTTTCTTCTTTAATTTCGTTTACTCTAAATATTCCACCTGCATCTGCTGGCATTTCTTTTTCAAATTGATCTGCTATTGAACGAATACCACTATTTTTAAATGACATCCATTCGTTATCAAACCATACATATCCATAATCACCTCCATACTCATCTACTTTTTCACCAATTTGTAATCCTGCTTCTACTATATCATCATCAAGAATCATTTTATTAGCAGGTTCATCAAATTTTGATTCAATTTCCCCACTATCTGGGTCTATTGATGAAATATACCCCTTATTAGATACAACTCTTGCTTTTTCATCAGTGTTGAAGAATTTCTCTAATGTTTTACCTAAACCATCTGGGTAACCATCATAATGATTATAAGTGGACACAAACTTTCTGTCTTTATCTAAGTGTCCTATAAGTGCTCTTGTTGCCATTATCTTGTTCTTTTATTATACATATTAGAGATTATATCCCTGTTTATATTTTTTAATAAAACTCTCACCGATTGACAGATGTAATATTACTGCTTTTTCTGGTACTCCTGGAAGTTTATCGGCAGTAGCAATGTAATCTATATTTGTATTACGCCAAACTTTCATTTTTATTTTTGCATTACTTCTATTAGAGGTTTTAAAAACCAGCACAACAGGCATTTTACCATATGTTTTATTTTTTTCTATTTTTACTTTAGGGTATTTAACTCCCTTGGGAAATGTAGTTACTACTTTATAAGGACCATTAGGAGCTTTATCTACATCATAATACCATGTAGTTGTTTCTCCTAATTCTGGTTTTGAAGGAACCTCATGAAATACTTGTTCGTATACCTTTTTTACTTCATCATTTTCAACTGGTCTACCTCTATTCATTTCTTAATTCTTTTACGTGTTTACAATTACCACTTGATCTCCAATAACCAGGACATGAACAATGATATTTACCTGAATCTGGGTAAAACTTTGTTGTATACTCACCTAATCCACTTCCACTAATATGTGTTCTAGTAATTGTTTTTGATTTTTTAACTTTTTTAACTTTAGGCTTAATCCAATTTATATCTTCTAATCTGGTTTCAGGTAAAACTTCAACCCATGTGGGAACTATATATCTTTTATCACCTATATTAACTAATGATGGAGACATATAATGATTATGTTCATATTTAAATAATTTAAATCCTATAAATGGACCAAATCCTTTAGGATTAATACTTAAATTGCTTTTTTCTTGCCAAAATCTTCTAGTTCGAAGATTTCCGTATTTATTTAGATTTGAAAATTCTACTATGGGCATAACCTTTATTTTTTATTTATACGTAAATATACGAAAGATATTTCAGGTAACCAAATTTATACTGTGGGTTTTCCGAACATCTTTTTTACAAATACTTTACCACCTAACTTCCTTTCATATGATCCATCACCATATAATTTTATATCTTTTCCTTTAAGTGCTTTTTTAATTATTTCTCCATCTTTAACTTGAGATACATTAGCATTTTGTAGTATATCAGCCATTTTACCTGATGCCTCAATATAATTTGATGGTTTATCTAATTGATTAATAGTATGACCTATTGAACCTCTTTTAGCTGGTTTTGTACCATCATGTCCTAAACCAACATGCTTTATACCCCCTGTTCTGTTTTTACTTACAGTAACCGCATCTATTTTATCATCATCATCTAAATCAATAACTTGATAATCTGATCCTGCTAAATCACTAACTGATTTATAGTTAGGATGACCACCTATAGGACCATAAGCATTTTGAATTAAATCAAGAACATCATCTTCTAAACTTTTAAGATCATTAGATGATAAAGGTTTCCAAACATTTTTTGGTATTTCTATTTCATTCAAATACTGATTTCTGAAATATTTTGTTAAATTGAAACTCATATTTTATTATACATATCAGTAAACACTTGAAGTGGGATTCTGTGGCCCATTTCTTCAACATGTTCAACTTTGTAATTAACTGTTTTATCTTGAATATGATCTTTTAAGTAATCTAATGTTCTATTTCCATCAACAATATTATCTTGTTTACCAATAACAATTGTTAATTCACTAGGTATGTGATATTTAGCAAATTTTGGAAAATTAGGCTCAATTGTTCTACTATGTAATGCAGGATTAAATGCTAATACTGGTAATTGGTAAAGACCTCCTAATACATAAGCTGCATATCCACCCATACTAGATCCAATAATTAAATCAGGTTGAAATTCATCTATAGTTTTTAATAAAAATGAAAATATGTCATTTCTAGTGTAATCTAAAGAAGGTGCATGGACAAAACATTTAGTTGCTAAGAAGTCAACTTTTGCTCCACCTTGTGGACTTTCTAAACCATGTAAGTATAATATTCGTTTTTTTCTCATTATTTACGTGGTAAATATACGAAAACTCCCTCGGGTAACCAAATATTTATGCGGAAATCTTTAATTATTTTTACCACCTCTACTTTTAGTTACTGTAGTAGATCTTGAATTATTGCTTGATCTTGAATTATTGTTTATAGCTGGTCGTGAGTTGTTATATGCCGGTCTCGAATTATTATGTATTGGTCTGTTATTATTTCTTATAATGGGTTTATTATTATTACGTACAGGTTTTGTTTTATTTATTACAGGTTTATTAATAACTGGTTTTGAACTTGAAAACCATCGTACTCCATCTTCTTCAATTACAAAGTTTGGATCATTAACTAATGGTTTATTAACAACTACTCTTGATTTATTATTTACAATTCTATTTTCTATATTATTACTAATTATATTATTTCTATTTCCTCTAGGACCGTTAATATAAGCTACATTATTATTTTGTCTACCTGAATTCCAAACAACATTATACCCTTGATTATTAAATGGTCCATTATTCCAAGCCCATTGATTATGTTGATATGGTCTCCAAGGTCTCATATACCAATCCCAATAATTCCAAGGTCTATTAAAAGAATAATAAGGACTATAAAAAGAATAGTAATTACCGAAATGAAAATCAAAATCCATCCATAATGGTCTTGAACCCATGTACCCATAATTATGATACCAATACAAATCAGAACTTCTGTAAAAACTTGGTCTAAAGTCTAATGTAATGGTTTTAAAATCTAAAGCTGAAAAGACTGTAGTTCCAGATTTAACATCTTCTAGATAAATTACTTCTGTATCACAACATTTATCTGTCTGTTGTAATTGATATGCTCTACATGAGGATAATATAAGGACGAGTACTATTAGTATTTTTTTCAATTCATTTCTTTTTTATCGGTTATTTTGTATTTTTCTTTTAGCATTTGTAAATCTAAACTTAAAAATACACACATTCTTTTTAACTGTTCTGGGTTTTTACCTGCTAGTGTAATTAAATACTCATCATCAAAAGTTTCAAATATATCTGTAAATGTTAATTCGTCAAACAATTTTTTTGGGTTTAAAATATTACTCATTTTTATTATTATTTTAACTTTCCTCAATTCGGATTGCTAGGTCACTAAAATCTATTTCTGGGTTGAAGGGTACCATTTTATTTAATTTCTTTTGTCTTTCACTACATCCACAATCTTGTTTTCCATATACCCTCTTCATTAAATATTTTATTCCAGATATTTCTGTTATATATTCTACAACATCTCCTGCTCCCCTAAATTGTTGGTTTTTATCTTCAATCATGGTTTTCCTTGTCCCCTATATGCTTTTTTATAATTTACACTATTTTTAGTTTTAGATGTTTTGGTTTTTGCATGAATGCCTGGTCTTTTTTTCCTTTTAGACTTAGCATAATTGGATGATATTAATTTTGCCATTTTATTATAAATATAAACTTATAAATTTAAGTTATAACCTCCAAAGGTTTTCATGTAAGAAGTAATTTTAACCCCATTTCCATCTTTTCTTATTTTACCAGTTCTAAACCACTTTTTAACACTACCTGCACCACCTAAATGAGCAGCAGCTAATAATCCTGATTCTGTTACTAGTATATTATTTACTATTTTACCATCATATTTGTTAATATAACGTTTTAATTTTTTCTGATTATATTTTAACAATAAATGCATTGCTTGTTCTTGTAATGCAGGATCATTTATAAATTCCGTTTTAGATACATTTATCCTTAATGTTTTAAGTGTTGATCTACCAAATTGATACTTACCCATATAACCATATTTGTTAACAGCTTTATAATTATTAGATGATTCTCTATGACCCATAGCATCTAAAAACTGTTGGTGGGAAGTTGGTATAATATTAATAGATTCTATTATTAAAGGAGTAATAGGTATTTTAATAATAGGTTGTGATTCTAACTTTACAGCTGGTTTTATTACATTTTTAATCGTTGTAAAAGCCATTAGTGAAAATAAGGCTAATGCAAATAATAATACAGTTGTTATACTATCTAATTTTTTCATATTATTCTTCTTTTAAATATTTAATTGCTTTTTGGATACCAGAACATGCTTCATAATCTTCATGATATATGTGAGTTTGTAAATTTTCTTCTAATGTATCAATAAAATCATCTCTATGACATGTTACATCTACTGTGGAATCTTCATCTTTTATATAAATTTCTAATACATGAATGTTTTTCCTTTTTCCAATTAGATTTTTTAAAATTCCTTCAACAATTCCCTTTGATATAGATAAATTTTTATCTATAATCATTTGTTCAAATTCTTTTGTATTATTTACTTCTATATACTGTGCCATCTTAAAATTTTTCCCAAAAATCCCCGTTTATATTCTTTGATCTTAAATTATCTCTTTTTTCTTCATCTTTTAGAATCTTATTAGCTAATTTTTCTAAATGTCTAGATTTAATTTTATCATAATCATTTACAATCTGATCATGTTTTTTTCTTTTAATATTTCTTGTTTTTTTTGCCATGTTATGTATATGAAATTATATCTAAACCATCATCTTCTTTTTTATCTAAACCTAATTCAATTAATCTTTGTCTTTGGTAATCATCTAACTCCCACTCAACTTCACTTTGATTAACAGGAACATGATCTTCTATTCCTTTAATTTGTTTGTCTGAGAATATATCTCCTACTGTCAAAAAATAATGATTATAACATAATAATTCTATATTTTCTTTCCTATAATTTTTTTTATTTCCGTCTTTAAAGTTTAATAATAAAGGCATTTTATAATCAGATACTCTACGTTCATTAAACCCACATACAGCACATTCTTCTAATAAATGACCTTCAGTTATTAACCTATATTTTATCTTATCAGGGGAAAATGACGATGCATCTACTCTACCTTCAATAATATCAATTAAAGCTGGTTCTTTTCCTTTACTTCTAAGAAATTTAGGTATGCCTTTACCACATTGGTTTTTATGTTGTTCAAATAAATTCTCATGAGTTTTACTTTCATATAGTTTAGCCCATTTTTTATAATGTTGGTATGAACAATTCAAATATCTAGCTGCTGCTCTATTTGATTTTGTTTTATTCATAGCCGCAACAATAAGTTCTTTACTTAATGGTCTTGCTTTTGGCATACTACTCTTTACTTTTATTTAAATCTTTTAATACTTTAGATGAACTTTTTTCATTACGTTCATAACTGTCATATTGTTCAGGGGTCATTATCTGAATATCATTCCATGTATGATCACCACTACCATTAGTTGTACTTACTGCTTTATATGATCCTACTGTTGAGCAATTAACACAAAATTTATAACCAAATTTAGTTAATCTTAACTCGGGCATAGGAGTTCCACAAGCAATACAAGGTATCATTTTTATTTTTTCTTTTATCATAGTTATAATTATTCGTAACCTTAATTTAATCGAGGGAATATACGAATTATTTTTGGAAAATCCAAGTTATATTAATTATTTCTTTTTATTTAAATCATTTAATGAATGGAGAAATTCCCAAATTTTTGATTTATTATTTTTGTTATTTTTCATAAATTGTATATGTTTAAGCGAATCATCAAATGATAAATTGCCTTGTTCGAATGAATTTATAACAGAGCATTTATATTTAAAACAAACCCTAGGACGATTTTTATAAATTTTACAATCACCACAACTATCAAAATGCTCGCATGGTTGAGAAACATTTCCAAAAGAATCTATGTTTTTTGGAGAAAATAAATGGTATTCTTCTTTTTGAATATTGAAGTTATGGAATAAAGTTCCATCACAACATAGGCCACAGTTTTGACATAAGTCATTTGCCCCAGACATTACAAAGGAGATCTATGTCTTGTAAAATGGTATAAATCTTTTGCTGTTATTATAGAATAAGTTTTACCATCTTCACCTTCAAAAGGTACTATTTTTCCATCTGGATTAAATCTATCTAAAATCCACCACATTATTAAATCAAATGATGATTCTCCATACTGTAGTTTTAATAGAGATTCAATTACTAACCATAAATTATTTTTAGTTTTTGTTAAATCTATTCCTGATAATTCAAATAGTGACTCATCATCTTTGTGAGAATTATCTAATTTATTTACAATTAAACAAAACACACTTTCATCAGAAATATCCACATTATCTTTAATTATAACATTAGACCCAAGTATTTCTTTAAATAAATTATTTAAATCATCAGCACCATCAAATTCATTTTCCATTATTGAATTCTTTTACTATAAATAATTTTAAAAATTCTTCCTTACTTAATTGTTTTATCTGACTAGCAAATATGATTGCTCTTTCTAAACTATCAGCATCAAAAGTCATGATAATTTCTTTACTTTTTTTTGGATAAACTTTGTATGTCATTTATTAATTTTTTTATATAATCACAGGTTTCATAATCTTCTATTTCAACATAATGTTTAATAATATTATTTAAAACATTTTTAAAATTTTTTCTTTCTAATTCTATTACTAGAGATAAATTATATATATTAAATAATTCAACCTTAACCAAATTATTATTAATAGCTTCTTCTATAGTTTTTAAACTATCTTCAATAATAAAATTTCTAAATTCTTCCCTTGTTGCTAATTTTTTTAAATCTGAGCTATCGTTATAAACAATTTCAATAAGAGTTGTTGGATCTTTTATATTTTCTACTTCACGAGTTACTTTGTCTTCCATAGTATAATGTTTTAAAAGGTTCATTTATAAATATTATTAAATGACTTCTACTTCAATATCTACTTGACCTAATCCCCAATCTTTTGTATTTTTTGATTTATTAAAATTTTCAACCCAATCCCAAACATCATTATAAGCTTTATTGTCTCCTTTATAAGCTCCAATATTTTTATTATCTTGTATTCTTGTTCCATCTTCTTTTGTAAAATATGCTCCATGCTCCATATGATAAATTGCTGGTTCGTATTTAACTTCCAAATTAAAACCATTGAGTATTGCTTTCTTTTGTACATTGGTATCTACAAAACAGGCATAAATCATTTCTTCCTCAAATCCTTTAATTTTCTCCCAAACACTTCTATGTGCTATTTGGAAATCCCCACAGCAATTAATTAAACTATACTCATCATTAGGAGTAACTTTAGCTGGAAAATGCCGAGCTGGGATGTTTATAAGTGATTCTCTTAATTCTTTTATTGATTTAGAATTAGCTTTTATAATTTCTTTAGGTGCTTCTCTTCTTGATATAGTATAAAAAGTATTTATATTTAAATCTTTTATTAAATTTTTTATTTCTCTTCTAGTAGGTGGAATTACATCTATATTAGTAGATACAATCCAATCAGCATTACTTCTTTTAATTGCAATATTTCTACTTATAGATTCATTACACTTTTGAGCACTTTGATCAAATATTATTTGATTTACTATATTTGGTGATATGCAGTAGTGATTTATTTTACCCTTTTTAGGTAATTTATTTTCAATCTCCCATATAAAGGATCCCTTTTCAGAATTCCAATCTACGTAATTAACTTCATCAAAAGTATCAACCATTGATTTAAAATGGATTAATCCTCTTTCAAAATCTTTATAACCATCATTTCTATTTACCGTTACGGATGCAATCTTCATAATATTTTATTGTTTTTTTAATTCCTTTTTTTAAAGGAGTAAATTTAAAGTCTTTTAAATGAGTATTAACTAATTTTTTACTTGGTGACCCAACAAATTGGTTTGTATCCCATATAATTTTGTCAAAATCAAACCCAACTATATCACATATAATTTGAGCATAATCTTTTAACTTAACAGTATTTCCTGATGATAAATTGAACATTGTAGGGGATTCAGTATTATTAATACAGGCTATTATTAAATCAATAGCATCGTCTATATAAATTAATTCTCTTTCTTGTGTACCATCTCCCCATAAAGTAACATTATAACCTAATTCTTTAGCTGTAACTATTTTTCTAATTAAATCAAATATAAAATGTTTATCATTTAAATTATAGTTAGGACCATAAAATACAGAGGGAATTAAATAATTATAAGTCATATAAAATTCTTGCTTAAGAGCTTGTAATCCTACTAGTAAATTACGTTTAACCATACCATATACTTGATATCCTGTTTCTGGTTCACCCTTTAAATAATTATCTTCAGACTTTGTAACATCATCACTATAACCACAAGATGAACCAAACGTAACCATATGTGCTCTTTGTTGATTATCAGCCCAATACGCTAACATATCAGAATTAATACTATTATTAATAATCCATTGTTCTCCTGGGTGGTTTTGGCAATATCCTCCTGCTTCGGTTTTTACTGCTAAATGTACAATTACATCAATAGAGTTTTTTTCTAAATTCCACATACTAGTAAAGTTAGTTGAATTAATTTCAACAACTTCATGTTTTTCTTTTTTTAATCTCTTGACTAAATGTTTACCTACAAACCCTGTAGATCCTGTAATTAATATTTTCATATTATAAGTTTGTATATTTTTTATTATTATCTGTAATTATCATCTTATAAGCTAGCATTAACTCATTAATCCCATCTTCAATAGTATATCTTGGTTTCCAACCTGTAGTTTCTAACTTATCATTAGATACTATGTAATTTCTATTATCTTTATCCGTAGAAAACTCATTTTCGATAATTACTAATTCCGGAACATATTTTTTAATAGTTTCCGCTAATTCTTTTTTATTTAAATTAGCATCAGATAATCCTACATTAAAAACTTCACCATTTAAAGTATCATAATTTTCAATACAATGTAAAAAGGTATATGCTATATCTCTTACATGTATATAATTTCGTTTAAATTTAGATTGAAATAATACTAAACATCCTTCAGTTATTGTTTTATACACAAAATCATTTACTAATAAATCAGTACGCATTCTAGGAGATGAACCAAATACAGTAGCTAATCTTAAACATATACCATTACCCCACATCATAATATATTCTTCTGCTTTACATTTAGTAACAGCATAATGTGATAAAGGGTTAAATGGGCTATCTTCAGTTATTACTTCAGTAGAACTACCATATTGACTATTAGTATTAGGCATAATCAATTTTTGATCTTCATTTAAATTATCTACTATAAATTGTATTTGCCCATAATTAATAGCTGTTGCTAAATCTTTATTTGCGTCACATGCAGGCGCTCCTACTATAGCTGCTAAAGGTATTATAATATCATGATTAACTATTTGAGGTAAAAATTCTTTTTTATTAGTAACATCCCCTTTAACAAAACTAAAGTTTTTATCATCACATAAATGTAGTAATGATGTTTGCTTATACATCAAATTATCAAATACAGTTACATTATAACCTTCATCTAGTAAAACTTCAGCTAGTACTGATCCTAGATAACCAGCTCCTCCTGTTATTAATACGTTTTCTTTCATAGTAGTTTTGCGTTTTTATCTCGGGAAGATAATATAGGATTATCAATAGGCCAAGGGATATTTAACTTCGGATCATTCCATTTTACTGTAAATTGTTCTTTAGCTCCTCCATATAATGTTGACTGTTTATAACTAAATATCCCAAAATCACTCATTACTAAATGACCATTAGCAAAACCCGGTGGGATTAATATTTGGTTTCTATTCTTATCATTAATGCTAAACATATCATATTCTAAGTAAGTATCACTTGATTCTC